TCCGACGTCGACGAGACGGTGACGCGCCCGGTGATGCCCTTGGAGTTCTCCACCATCGCGCTCCTGACCTGGAGCCGCCGCCTCGTCTTGAGCCCTGCCGACAGGTTGGCGTCGACCCTGGACGCCAGCCGCCTAGTGAGGTCTGGGATGAGGGCGCGCAGGTTCCGCCGAACGTCGTCCGGGATGCCGGCCTTGCCGAAGCGCGCCAGCGCGGCGCTGTTGTCGACCTGGACGGTGATCATGCCACGATCCTCATGTGCTCCGGCTTCCACGTGTATGTCACGCCCGAGAAATCCCGCCTGAAACCAGGCGCGCCGCAATGGCCGCACCGGAACCACGTCCAGACATGGTGGAAGCCATGATCGTCAACTGAGCGCTCCACGCGTCCTATCGGGACCCACCTGACAGGAGGCGGCAGCGGCAGGTTGCCGGACGTGTCGACGTGGATGCAGCTCACGCCGTGTCAGGCTTCAAGTAGAAGTTGATCGACAACTTGTGGATGACGAACTCATCAGGCTTCAGCTCGGTGAGCAGGGATGACTCCATAGCATAGGCTCTGTCGCCCTCGATCTCGTCAGCCAATGCCCGCAACGCCTTTACCATCGTGTCTTTGTGCGGGACATTGAAAACGACCCCATGACTCGGGTGCACGGCTGACGCCGCACCGAGCGCCTCGATGACGCTGGCGCCTGATGCTGCACCACCTAGGCCGAGAGTCGCGATCGCTGATCTTCTGTTGATCATGGTGTTTTCCTTCATATGACACTCCCTTCTGGTGACGCCGTGTCAGGCAGCCCGAAACTCTGAGTGGCTTCCCCCACAGGCGATACGGGCAAACGATCGTCGAACTGGCCGCGCTGGAAGTCCGGCGGCGGCCTGTCGGGGTCGGACGCCACGTTGATCTTGTCGGCGATGCTGACCGCGCCGGCGTAGGGCTGCGCGCTGGTGTTGGCCAGCAGCTTCATCTGGCGCGCCAGCGCGGCATACTGCTTCGACCGGTTGCTGAAGTTCGTCTTCAACTCGCCCTGCACCACGTCGACCTGTCGGGCGAGCTGGAAGGCCAGCGCGTTCGCCATCTCGGCGGTCGCCCCGTAGATGTTCCACCGGCTCAGCGACCACAGAATCTCCTCGTCCTGGACCTGCTGGTCAGATGCCAAAACATCGCCCAGAAGTCTGCGGACCTGATAAATTTGGTTCGTCGCGATCAGCGAGGCGTCATAGGTCCACATTTCAGTTCGGCCCCTGGCACAGCTGGTGCGCGTAGAGCGTGAGCACCTGGTTGTCAGACGTGTTGACGGTGCAGAGCAGCAGGTAGCGCACCCCGGCGAGCATGCCTTTGACCTGCTGGAGGATGGCGCGGCTGGCTCCACTGTCCGTCGGCGAAGGACCTACCACGGCAGCGCCTATGAGCCGCGTCGACGAGGCCGGGTCGCTGCCCGACAGGACGGTACAGGTCGTCACCGGCACGCTCACCGTGATCCCGGCAGACAGCCACGGCCCGAAGTCCCACGTGTCCGTGATGGTCTCGGTCGGGTCCAGCGGTGAGAAGTCGTTGCCGCGCGGCATGTCGTGTCCTCAATCCGTGGGCTTTGTAACAGTTTTCCGTGGCGGTGGCCACGTCTCGAAGTCCCGCCGCGCCGGCGACGTGACCTGGACCCGCGGCGGCGGCCACGTCAGGTAGTTCGGGTCGAACCGCGCCAGGATCGGCGGCGGCACGAACACGAACTTGTCCCAGGGTTGCTGGTCCCCGAGCATGACCGCGCCGGCACGCTCCGTCCTGGGGTGCGACGGCTGATGGGGCGCGACCTCCCAGCCCATGTTGAACCAGCGCAGCAACCTCTGCTCGATCCCGTCGTCGCCCTTGAGGATGGCGGCGGCCAGACGCTCCGGTGATGGGTGCTGCGGCTGGTATGGCAGAATCTCCCACCCGGCGTTCAGCCAGCGCACATATTTCGCCTCGGTCCCCTCGTCGCCCCTCGCGATCGCCGCGAACTTCTGCTCGGGCGAGCGGTGCGGAGGCTGGAAGGGGTGGACATCCCATCCGTCGTTCCTCCAGTTGACGAACGGGTACTGTATGCCCTCGTCGCCCTTGAGCGTCGCAACGCCGCGGTTGATCCTGAACGGGGGCTGGAACGGCTGCACGCTCCAGGACTCCGTGGAGAACGGCGGGGGCACGAAGATGAACTTGCCGTCTATGCCAGGGGCACCCGTCATGACCGCGCCGGCGCGTTCGAACCGAGGATGCGGCGGCTGGAAATGTTCGACATTCCACCCGATGGTGATGAACGCCGGCGGCACGAACACGAACTTGTTGAACGTCTCGATGTCGCGCAGCATCGCCGCGCCGCGGTTCCAGTGCGCGGTCAGGTGCGGGAGCCACTGCTCGGAATCCCACCCCATGATGGTGAACGGCCCCCACGGGACGAACCCTGCCGGGACGCTCTCCTGGTAGACCGTGGGACCGCCAGCGAAGTTGGCGTCGATCTCGTCGCCCACCTGGGACAGTTGCGCGAGGGCGAACACGGTCCCGGAGATGGCCGCGATCGAGAAGCCGCCCACGCCCGTCGCCGGGTTGGCCGCAGGGTTGTTGTTCCAATTACCGGCGTTGTCGCGGAACCAGATGAGGCTGCCCGTGAGGTCGATCGCCACCGACAGGATGTCTCCGACGGTGAACGTGGCGGCGTGGTAGATGGCCAGCGCCCCGTTGTAGTTCACGCTGCCGTTGCCGCACCAGCATATGCCGCCGGCCTGCCCCCCGGGGAGGTTCAGGTTCTCCGTCCCGTCGTCGACCCCGACTCCGACCTGCGCCGCGATCGCGGCGGCGGTCACCGTCACCTCGAAGTAGTATTTCCCCGTCGTGTGGTTGTTCGTCGAGCGCACCAGGGACGCGCCGTATGCCGGCAGCACCTGGTCGATGTTGAGCATCGGGAACAGCGCTGCGCGGCTCAGCATCGGCCTGATGATTTGGGCCTGGTAGGTGTCGTATCCCCACACCGCCGCTGCTGGCGCTACGAAGACGAACTTTCCTTCTATGCCCGGCTCCCCGGTCATGATCGCGCCGGCCCGCTCGAACCTCGGGTGCGGGATCTGGATCGGGTGGTCGTAGCCCCAGGCGACCGCCGTGGGGGGCACGAAGACGAACTTGCCCTCCGTCCCCGGTTCGCCGGCCATGATTCCGCCGGCCCGCTCGGTGCGCAGATGTGGTGGCTGGAACGGCGCGACGTCCCACCCGTCCGGACGGAAGTTGATGAACCGCCCCTGGTTTCCCTCGTCGCCACGCATGACGGCGGCGGCGCGCTCGGTCCGGGGATGGGGAGGCTGGAACGGTTGCACGTCCCACGCCCATTGGACGGCCGTGGAGGGCACGAAGACGTAGGGCGCCTCTATCCCACCGTCTCCCAGCATCAACGCACCAGCGCGCTCCGCACGAGGGTGTGGGGGCTGCCATGGCTGGACCTCCCACCCGCCGTTGACCCACGGCGGGAAGAAGGCGAAGTCTACCCGGCCCTTGAGCGCGTAGAACTTGCGCCCGACGGTCGTCGACAGCGGGATGTTGGAGACGTCCCAGCCCCAGACGGCCTGCGACGCCGGGACGAACACGAACTTGCCGTCGGTTCCCTCGTTGCCCTTGAGGAACGCACCGCGCTTCTCGGCGAACGGGTGCGGCGGCTGGGGAGATGGCACATCCCACCCGTATGGCTGGAAGAGATCGAACGGGAACTCGATGCCGGACTCGCCGGCCATGATCGCCGCGGCGCGCTCCACCCGCGGGTGGGATGGCTGGGCGGACTGTATGTCCCACCCATCGTTGACCCACCTGGTGAACGCGCCCTTGGTCCCGTCGTCGCCCTGCCACAGCGCAGCGCCCCTGCGCGGCACCGTCATCACCGCGGGCTGGATCTCGTAGCCCCAGGAGACCTGCGTCGACGACACGAACACGTAGATGCCGTCGATGCCCTCGTGGCCTTTTAGAAACGAGGCAGCCTTCTCCGTCCGCAGGTGAGACGGCTGGTATGGTTGGATTTCCCACCCATCAGGTTGGAACAGATCGAACGGGGCTTGGATTCCCTCGTCACCCTTGAGCGTCGCCGCCGCGGGCGGGTTCGGTGTCCAGGCTCGCGGCTGGAACGGGTGCACCTCCCAGCCCCAATTTACAGGTGGTGTCGCCGGCACGAACACGAACTTGGCGTCGGTACCGGTGCTCCCGGACACCAGCGCCGCAGCGCGCTCGGTTCTCGGGTGCTGCGGCTGCCAAGGTTGGACCTCCCAACCCATGTTCTTCCACGGCGGGGAGAAGGCGAAGCCGCTCCTGCCCCTGGCGGCTTGGGACCTCTGGTTGGTCTCGGGAGCGCTGGTCGGCGGCTGGAACGGCTGGATGTGCCAGCCCAAGTTAGGCGTGCTCGGCGGGCCCGGGCCAAGCTGGAAGGCGTTTAGCTGGACTGAGTTTGACTGAAAAGACAATCCAGCCTCCAGTCAGATTGTGTTCAAGCCAACTTCGTCAAAGTGGCGTGGATGTCAAAGATCGCCTCGCGATAATGGTTGATCGCGAACTGCTGGAACTCCTGGCTCCGCGACGTGATCACCGGGGACAGGCCATAGCCCCACGTCGTTTCAAAATCGCAGTTGAACCCCTTGTCCCAATATTGCACGTCGGCGTGCGGAGCGTTCTCGGCGCGCCACTTCCTCGACATGTAATAGAACCAGAACTCACCGATCGGAGGCCATTTGTGGGTGGGATCTCCGTACGCTCGCGACGATCCCCAGTGCGGGACGATCAGCGTGCACTTGCCGCCGACCTTGAGCACCCGGAACAGCTCGTTGGCGAAGTGGATGCGCTCGACGGCGTCCAGGTGCTCGACGAAGTGGCACGTGTAGGCGGCGTCCACCGTCCCGTCGTCGAACGGCCAGCGGTCGACGCCGACGTCGATGACGTGGTCGACTCCTTCGAACGCGATCTTGTCGAGGCCGACGTGGCCTTCCTGCTTCCTCTTGCCGCAGCCGATGTCTACTCTCAGCGCGGTGGCAGGCTTGAACTTTATGGCGGGTTCCATAGCGTCTCCTCTACCAGACCATGTCGTCTGAAATTGAATAATGGCCCACCTTCACCCTCGTATCGACGGCGCAGCGGTAGCCGTGCTTGCGGGCATCGGCCCAGAAGTACAGGTCCTGTGTTCCGACCCCCTGGTCAGACGCCATCGTCTTGAACCAGGGCTTGCGCAGTTTCTCGTCCTTGAACATCGACACCCGCCACAGCGCGAAGCCCATGCCTATGCCGTAGCACTCCTGCACGGTGTCCGGATGCGGCGGCTGCGGCCGGAAATTGACCACGGGGTCGGACACGTCCCCCCATATCTGCGGAACGCCGCCCTCGCCCTTCGTCCAGTAGAGCCCGGAGATGGCCGACAGTTCCTGGTGCTTGTCCATGCTCTCCACGAGCTTGAGGATGCCATCGGACGGCGGCATGTTGTCGTGCTCGATCGTCAGGAAGTACTGCCACGTCGACAGCGTCGGCTCCGACAGCGCAGCCTGGATCGCCTGCGTGTAGGCGTCGCCCACCTCCATCCCGAGGCACAGCATCCGGTACACGCCGTTGTTGGGCGGGAAGATCATGTTCCAATGGGACAGCGCCACCTTCGCCGCGATCGTGGCGGCTGACGGCAGCAGGACGATGATGTTCTGCCGCTTCCATGACGCCCCCTCGATGATGCGCGTGGAGGAACCATCGAACGCCTCGTTGTGGCGGCCCACCCCGATGGTGACGATCTGTGCGGTCATGCGCTCCTCAACAGTTGGAAGTAGACCTGCGGATGAGATGCCGACGACGAGATCGCTGATATGGGAAGCGCCGCCGTGGTGCCGCCGCCGGCCGTCGAGAACGACCCGGCACCGAGCAGACCTCCCGACGTGAGGTTGGTCGAGCCCATTACCCCGACCGACGAGTTGATCTGGGTCGCAACGAAAGCGTTGGAATACATCACTTGGCAGGCGGATGCGTTGCTTATGCCGGTCGAGTTCGTGGCCAGTGAAGTCGTCTGCCCGAGGATCAGCCAGTAGGCCCCCGCCGGGAGCGACGCCGCGAACGGGATGTCGAGGAACCTGTTGCCGCTGAAGTTCGTGGCGATCTGTTGTGTCGTGAACGAGTAGTTGGTGTTGCTGATGCTGTACTGGGTCGAGGTGTTCACCTGACCGCCCTCGGCCGGGTACGACACCTGCTGCGTGACCGAGTACTGCGTGCCGTTCGCCGCGACGGAGATGCTGTTCCTGAAGGTCCACCCGGCCGAGCCGGACGCGACGGACGTCAAGCTCTTGGAACTCGCGCCGGTCGCCAGCGAGTAGATGACGGCGTTCCACGTGCCGCGCAGTTCCACCGACGCCGACATCGACGCGCCGGTCGTGGCTAAGGTCGTCGAGTTCGTCGCCATCGACACGGCGACGCGCAGGAAGCTCGCCGATATCGGCTGCTTCATGTTGAACGCAAGTGCGTAGGACACGCTTCCCGAGTTCGTGGATATCACCGCCGTGCCGTTGGGCCCTTCCGGCGGGAACTCCATCGATGATACGTGGGGAGGAGTCGAGAACGCCAGGGTGTCGCTCGATCCGCCGATGGACAGGTATGCGCCTGCCCCCGAGAAGATCACGTTGACGCCGCTGGCGGTGTTGTTCTGCGTGGTATTGCCGCTGAGCGTGAACAGCTGGTCGTGGCCGAGGTTCCAGTCCGACGGCCTAGCGATGTCCGTCGCCGCGATCGTCGTGGTGGACGCCTGGGAGTTGAAGACCGTCACCGTCCCCGTGAAATCGGCCATCGTGAGGTTCTTGTGGTGGCTGATGCTCATGGGGATGCATCTCTCAGTTCAGCACGGCGGTGCGCACCATCATTAGCACGCCGCGTCCCAGCATCACCATTCGTTCTCGACGTACCCGGCGATGGTGCTGGGCACGAAGGGCGTGGCCTGGGACACCTGCACGTCGCAGGCGGCGTATGTCCATCCCGCGCCGCCTCCCAAAGTGCCAGAGAGCGTTGTCGCCCCGGCCCCGGCCGTATAGTTGGCAAAACTGTTACCGAAGGAGCCCGTCGCGTTGTTCCACCACGTCGTTTGCCCGACCGCGTTGATAGAGTCGGAATCGACCGCGCAGACCCCGGCGGCGAAGTCCCCAGCAGGGCTCGTGACGGAGACCGTCGGCGCAGTATCGGAAACGAGCCCGGTGGCCGTGCCGTTCTTGAACGGCGTCGTCGTGTCGCCGCCCTTCCACGAAACGATGTTTGCATAGCCTGAATAAGCGTTCGTCCACGCGCCGGCAAACGTCTGCGCCCCGATGGTAGGCAACTCTTTGCCGTAAAGAACTGCGCGGTTCGAATGGCTGGCACCGTTAAGGAATCCAGTGTCGGCACCAAGGACGATGGACAACGTCTGCGCGCCCCACGTGATGACGACCGAGGTCGGCTTCGTGGTGGCCGTGGCATCGGTGAAATCGATGCCGGCGAGGACCGACGTGGCCGCAGCCGTGACCGTTATCGGCGTGCCAGAAAATGAAGTGACGCTGTTGAAAACTATCACCGCCGTGTTCACGGCATCGACTGAGACGGACATGTTACGAAAGGATCGCCGTTAGGGTTGTGGTCATGGCGGCCGAGAGGATTAGGAACACCCTGATCATGCGCTGTGGATTCCCAACACCAGGCAGTGGATGGACTATGGACGCGTTGTTCGGGTCTGGTCCGCCGCCGAGATCGTACCCCTTGTTGCGTCCGGCGGTGCACAGGGTAGTCCAGTTCACTCCGTTGTCCTGGCTGACATCTAGACGGACCTGTGACGAGACATTGCTCGCGGACGTGTTTCCCGTGATATCCCACATCACCTTCACCTGGGTGACGGCTGGATCGACCAGAGTTGCGGGAATGCTCGACGAACTCGTTATGACGCCAGTCGTGATGGTGGCGATAGCTGTAAGACTCGTATTGACCATCTCAACCTACCATTCGGACGATGCCATCCCGCCGCCATAGAGGGTCGGTGATGCGGCAGCGGCAACAATGCCGTTCACCGCGAACGCTGGTCCCCACAGCGTCGAGGTCTGCGTCGCGAGGTTCATCGTGACCGTCGCCGGGGATGCCTGGATGCCCCACTCCGTCGTCCGGTTGGTGCCGTCGCCCTGCCCGGCGGTGAATCCGGCCCCGTGGGTGGACGTGCCGCTGCTGAGCGCACATGCCCACACGAGGTCGTCGGGGAGGCTGGTGTCGAAGCTGGTGAACGTCGTCCCCAGGGAGCCGAACGTGACGCTGGACCCGTCGCCGCTGATGGACGTGACACCGGTCGGCGGCGAGAACTCGTCCATGACGATCCAGAAGTTGCCGGAGGCGCCAGACGTGTGGACGGTTACCGTCACCGGCGCGTTCGCGATGAGCCCGGTGGACCTGAACCCATAGATGTCCAGCGTCCCGTCGTCGTGGGAAACTACGACAGTGTAACCGTTGCCCTGGTCGTCCGTGATCGACGTTATCGTGACGGCGTGGTCCAGGAGCACCGCGCCGACGACGATGCCGCCGTTGCCGACGGGAGACGCGAACGACAAGGCACCGCCGACCGGCGTCGTGGTGGTCGCCCCCTGAACCCGGTTCCAGTCCGCCATCCTCTATGCCCCGTTCGGGTTCCCGGCGTCGTAGCGCTCCTTGGCCGGCAGCACGGCGATCGCGCCGGTGGCCGGGTTCACCCACGGCCACTGCCGACCGCCGAAGAACGCCGGCTTCCCGGGCAGATACAGCGATTCCGGCATGGTGAACGTCGCCGGGGTGTTGTGCCAGCTCTGCACGCCCTGGAGCCAGTCCCAGTTCCCGTCGCGGATCATCGACGCCCTGGCAAGCGGCTCGGACGCCGGCGACGGGGTCTCATTGTTGTCCCACCCTATCAGCCAGACCGACGGGGAGATACCGTTCGGATCGTCGTAGACGAACCCATGACCGCTCATCTTCCCCTGAGTGCCGAGAACGTTGCCGACGTAGGTCATGGTGAGGTTGTACGACTGGGTGGCCGCGGCGCGCATCGGTCCGCTCGGCATGGTCATGTCGTCGTAGGTGACGCCGTTCTTGAGGTTCAGGAAGGGCTTCCGGAATATTGCGTAGTTGCCGCGGAAATGGATCGCGTGCCCGCTGCAACCGTGGTTGTTGTCGCTGTCGCCGTTCGATCCCCAGTTCCCCTCGAACAAGACGTGGTGGCTGCCGGCGATGTGGCTGGAGTTTATCCCCGTCTCGATCCAGCAGTTGCCCCCAGCATCCCCGGTGTAGTCGATATACTGCTGGTCCATGTAATTGTAGGCGACGACGCAGCCGGCCCCGGAGGCGTGTGAGACGATTATCTTGTTGGCGAGAACGCTGATGCAGTTCTCGACCAGTATCTCCGAGGCCCCGCCCTCGAAGGAGATGTTGTAGGCCCCCCCACCCGGCTGCGGGAAACACGCGTCGTGGACGTAGGATTCGCGCAGCTCGCAGCGGAAGGACGAATCGAAGCTGACGTTGTGCCCGTTATAGATCCTCGCCTCGACGTTCTTCGCCCAGCAGTAAGCCGCGAACTTGAACGAGATGTTGTCCGCGTCGCCCTGCTCGACCGTGAGGTTCTCGACCCCGGCGCCCTGCAGGAACGGGGTGGGTATGTCATTGCTCGCGTCCGAGAACGTCATCTGGGCAATCTGCCGGGTCTTGTAGTCGAAGATGACCGGGGAGGTGAAGGTGACTGTGTTGCCGGCTATCGTCGCGATCTCCTTGATCTCGGTCCACGGTCTGTTCAACCTGTGAAAGAAATCACCGGCACTGTTAGGCTTCGACGGCCACTGGTGAACCTCGTATTGTCCGCTGGAATTACCTGGTGCAGAAGCTAGGTTCCATGTCGGTGCGGCGCCGGAGACTATCGTCACGTCATTAGGAGACGGGACTTGCCCTGTCATCGCGACGGTGAACCCTACGTCGGTGCTTCCAGCATCTTGCGACGTGACTGTCAAAACGCTGCCGGTTATCGACCCGGTGACCACGCCGTATCCCAAGTTTTCTTGGCCAGCCGTGAAGGGCCTTTGTTTGCGCCACATGAAACGGGCACCAAGTTCAGCCCACATCAGGTAGCCGGCGTTGATCGTCTCGCTCGATATGATCAGCGAAGCGCTGACGGTGTACATCCCCGTGCTTCCCGCCACTCCTGACGTTTGGGCGACGACGAACAGGCCGGCTGGAATGCCCTGCCCGGCCAGCGTCATGTACTGTCGAAGAACGCCGGTCCCGAACGACCCCGCGCCGATGGCCGTCACAGTCATCACTGTGCCGCTTATGGAAGCTGTCAGGACGGCGGCTATGTCATTGCCAGGAAGGGTGCAGGGGAACCACTGGGCCGATGATGTTTGATCCAGCAGGACGAACTGGCCGGACGAGAAGTTCGCGGTGCTCGCCACGGTTATCGAGCGGTCGCCGAGCCGCACGTCGGCGGTCAGATTCGTGGAGTTGTTCGTCAGGTCGCGGTCGCCGAACCTCATCAAGTCTTTTGACGTGCCCACGACTATGATGGGGGCGGCGGCGGCCCCGAAGAAGTTCCCCGCCTGCATGAGTCCGGAGCCGACGGTGGCCGACACCGACATGTTATAGGTGCCCTCCCTCCCAGTCCCCGTCCCGAACGACAGGATCTTGTCGTTCGCGGCGGCGCTTATCGTGTCCCCCACCACCAGGTCCCTGCCGCCCAGCATCGCCGTCACCGTCAGCACGGTGCCCGCCTGCGACGCCGTGAAAGGCGTCTCCAGGCGGCACCCGTCCACCTTGGTGATGATCGTCTGCCCCGCCCCGGCACCGCGCAGGGTGATATCCTTGTTGAGAAGGATGTAGTTCGGGTCGGCGAGACCGATGAAGAACTGCCCGGCAGCAAGCCTAACCACCTGCCCTGACGGGCAACTGGTGATCGCCGCGTTGATGGCAGTCACGTCGGTGCCGTCTTGCAGGCCGCTCGGCGAGACCGTCGTGAAGACCGTGCTGCGGACAGGGATGCCCGCCCCCGACGCTCCGCCCTTGGACATCATTCCGGGGGACCATGCCACGTTCCTGGCCGGCGGGAGGATGATCGCTGCGCCCAGGCGGCCCTTGACCAGGTTTACCGCCCCTGACCTGTTGGACATGTCCCACGCCGCGTCGATCATCGCGCATGCCTTATTTGGCGAGGGTGCAGTAGACCGACCAGCGCGAGTTGCCCGTGCCGCTCACGACCGATGGGAACGTCGACGGCATCGATCCGACGACCCGCGCCTTCCACTTGGCGGAACCGACGTAACCGATCGGCATGACGAGGTTGTTCGACGTGGGTAGGAACGCCAGCCAGTAGTTTCCAGGCGAGATGAAGGCGGGACCCGTCACGCCCTGCATGGTCCACCCATTTGCGACCACGAACGACGGCGTCTGGACGATGAGCCTTCGCGGTGCTCCTCCAGGCCCGGACGCGTCATAGATGCCGATGCGGATGCTCCCGGCCGCCACCCGCGCGTACACCGAGCAACCCTGCACCGTCCCGCCCTGCGCCAACGCGGCGTCCTGCACGATCAGGTAGTTGCCGTTGTTCTGGTCTGAACTTTGGAACACCGACGTCTCGCCCAGCGTCAGTGACGCTGGCGGCGGCGACGAGGATGAGGCCGAGCACGTGGAGTCCGTCCCGCCGCCCGAGCCGAGGCATGACCACGTCCACGGTCCGGTGCCGGAGACGACCGTGGATGTCCCGGCGCTACACAGGTTGACGGGGGGCGACGACAGCGTGGCGCCGTTGTCCGCCCCGCAGGCACCGTTGACCGCGGTGGGAGGCGGTGGAGGTCCACCAGAGCAGTCCACGGGCGTGCCAGGACTGGGAGGTGGCGTCGTCATGGCCATGATGGTCGGGACAACCAGGTTCGTCGTGTCCGGGACGGGAGCGTTCGTCGAGGGAGCGGGGTCTGGCACTGCCGACACTGTCCCCAACTGGGTCGTGGCCGTGGGCGGGTTCAGAACTGGGCACTGGGAGAACGCCGGCAGGACCGTCCATAGGAGGCACCATAGACCGCCGACGCCCGCCTTCATCATGAGGAAATCTCGCATAGCGCCTTGACCTTCCTCGTGGCCGCCTTGAGGTGGAACCCGTCGTTGGTCATCTTCGCGCAGGCCACGCACCGACCGTTCGACACGTACCTGTCGGACACATGACCATGCCAGCATGGTTCTCCCGTGGAGTAACGTTTCCCCCTCACCTTGCGGCGGCGAGGTCGCGCACGATCCTTTCCACGAGTTCTCCCCACTCTCCTACCTTCCGCTGACGGTATATCTTCACGCTAGGATACCACGGGCTGCGTTCGTTCCAAGGGGATCCAGGGCGCTCCGCCATCCAGTGCCACGACCCGGGCTCGGCCGAGTTCATCAGCCATACCGGCTTGCCCATCGCGCCGGCGAGGTGCGCGACCGCGGTGTCCACAGTGATGACGAGGTCGAGGTTGGCCACGAGCGCCGCGGTGTCGTCCCAGGACGGTTTTTCTGGGAGAACATCCTCGGCCAATCTGTTTTGCGTGCGTTCCGGCCCAACTTGGAGCGATATGAAATCAAACCCATCGACATCAAGAATCGGTCTCAAGTCATCGAAGTGCATCGACTTGCGCTGGCCATACTTCGCGATCCACAGTCCCTCGCGGATGCCCGATGACCAGCACAATCCAACGCTTCGGCTTCGTTCACTCAACGGAAGTTTCTCGCGATACTTGGCGACGAGGTCGGGATCGGCATGCAGGTACGGCCCGAACCACGGCACCGTGTCGACCTCCGTCCCGAGCACGTGCGGGAGCCCGCCGATAGGTTGGTGGTAGTCGAAGTCCGCGACCCCGAGCGCTCCCGGGTAGTCCAGCGCCTGCGGGACGACCTTCACCGCCGGGAAACTGCGCTGCATCAGCGGGACCATGTCGGCGTACGCCTCGAAGCGCACGTCGTGGCCGCGGTCGGTGAGCATCTGGAGGTACCGCGCGCAACAAAGGTTGTCGCCCGCCCCCGCCTCCGCGTGGACATGTATGGAGCACGGCGGCGGTTCCCCCTTCCACAGCGGCCTGCTGAACCGCAGCATGGGCATGTAGAGCGCGGTCTGGGTGCGGTCCCCGGCCCGCCACTCGTGCTCCTTCCAGCCCTCCCGGTACCGCCCCAGCGCGTGGAGGGCAAGGCTCTTGTTCCAGTGGCACGTGGCCTCTTGGGGCACGCCGAGCGCCAGAGCCCGGTCGTAGTGCCCGACCGACTCCTCGTGCCTCCCCGTGCGGTAGGCGATGAACCCGAGGCACTCGTAGCCGAGGCCGTGGTACTCGCCGCCGCGCCCGATCATCTGCCCCGCCAGGCGCCCCGCCTCGGCGTAGTCCGGCTCGTCGAGCAGGATCGAGATCAGGTCGAAGACCACCAGCGGGTCGTCCGGCGCGAGTCTTACCGCCTCGGCGTAGGCGTCCTTGGCCGCCTGCATGTTCCCGAGATCGTGCTCGAACCCGCCGAGGATGCGCCACGCGTCCACGACCTCCGGGTTCGTCCTGGTGGCGATCTGGGCCTCGCGCTGCCCCTCACCGAACAACCGCTGCGGGCGCAGCACCCTGGTGGCGTACTCAAGGCGGTCGCCCCACGCGTGCGGGTTGGCGGCGATCGCTTTCCGGTACCAGTCCATCGCCAGCCCGGGGCGGTTGTCTGACATCGCGGCCCTGCCGAAGAACATGCACGCCTCGCCGCGCGCGATGTTCTGCGTCGGCGTCTTCGGCTCGCTCGTCAGATCGAGGACAAGCTTGTAGATGACGGCGGCGTCGAAGCTGTTCTTCTTCTCCAGGTACGCCCACGCCCGCTCGACCACCTTCCTCAGATCGTCGTCCGTCCTCATCTCCTGGAGCGGCATCTCCTTCGCGTCCATGCCGGTCCAACCGACCTGGTACTTCGCGAACTGCAGCTCCGCACCATTCTCGACCGCGTGGCGGGCCACGAGCGCACCCTTGCCGGTGACGGAGATCATGCCCCAGTCGTTCATCTTGATGGGGCTGTCGTCGACAACAACCAACGTATGTGGCCGCACCATCGGCAGCGCAGCGATCAGCTCGTTGACGTGGTGGACCTCGCACGTCAGCGACTCCGAGGTGTCGAGGTCGAACGAGTCGAGGTAGAGCAGGTCGACCGGACGCATGTTGCGCGCGATCTGCTTCAGCCACGTCACGCTGTCGCCGCTGATGACGTGGACGGCGTTGCTGACCAGGCCGCGGCAGACGTTCGTGGCGGCGTGGTCGATGTCGATCGATGTGACGGTCCCACCGTGCTGCCGCATGGTGACGTATTTGTCGAACAGGACCGTGCTCTGACCGTCACCCTCCCAGTTCCCCTCCTTGCGCACGCAGCCCGTCTCGACGATGAGCACGGGGCGGTCGAACTGGTCGAGGTGCTTGAACATCGACGCGAATGTGTCGGCGCGGTAGTCGAGCCGCGCCCTGACCGTGTCGAACCATTCCCAGAACTTCAGATTATCCCTTCCGGGGGCGGTCTCCGCCGCCCCTCCGGCGGGTTGCTCTCCGGCTGCAAGATCGTCCCCAAGTCCACGGTGGGCGTGCATGCTGCGGGTTCCTTCGGGTGTCGGCGGTGGCGGTTCTCGCCGACGTGGCCATCGTCATGATGGCGCACACTACCCGTGCCGACGCACCTGCCGCAAACGGAATAATTGAGACTGCCGCCGCTGACGCCGTGGGTGATGGTGCCGTTCCCACCGCAGTCGGGGCACGGACCGGTACGCCAGTGCTGCCACGGGGCTCCATCTTTGCGCGTCACCACGACGTGGTCGCCAGCCTCGTGTGAGGTGCAGCCGAACGCGGCGACGGTGTCGATGTCCAGGACCTCGCAGCGTCCCTTGCTGGCGGGTGCGTCCCAGGTGACAATCTCGGTCCCGTCGCCGTAGACGGTCTTGCGCCTCACGACCCAGTGGCCGCAGGTCTCGCAGTTGCCGGTCATGCACCCGCCAACATGTTACGCCTGTGGATCGCCTCCTCGATCTCGCACTGCTTGAGCCAGGTCACGCACGGCTTGCCGGCGCACCCGAGGCAGACGAGCTTCATGCACGAGCGGCAGATGTCCACGTGCTCGTGCATCTCCTTCATGGAGGGAAAGTCAGTGATGTGCTGGCAATGCGAACAGGTGCTTGAATGCACCTCGGTGCAGCGACCGGTCTCGTCGAACGACTGCGACAGGCCGCCTGGTTTGAACCTCAGCCCCATGTCACCGCTCGACGTAGGCCAGCGACCCCATCGCCGACTGGGCGGCGTTGGCGGAGCCGGACAACTGCCGCGCGCCGATGCCGTTCATCGACACCGCAGGGATGACGATGTTGTCGCCGTCGTCCAGGGCGCGCCAGCGGTAGAACCCGCGCTGGTTGACCGGCCACTGCTTGAGCGAGAGTCCGTTGCCGGCCGTGGTGTAGGTCGGGTCGGTCGTCAGGTTGTTGAAGTAGATCGCCAGGGACGTCGACTGGCCGTCGCTGCCGTCGGTGAGGCTGGGCGCGACGGACGTGCCGACGAGGCCGGCCGAGTTGCCGACGCGCGATATGTCCCAGAGGTTCTGGATGTCCGTCGACGCCAGCGAGCCGGCCTGGCCCACCTCGGCCTCGTAGACCTGGAAGCGCCTGTTGTTGCCCGCTGAGGTCTGCACGAACAACAGTCCCGCGGTGCGGAACGTCGTGATGACGCTGGCGTTGAGCAGGGGTGCTGAATAGTTCGCCATGACGTTGAACTCCTCTTAGGTCGACGCCGCTTGGACGCGGAATGCAGTGGATACAGCGAACAGTTCACCAGCGGCATTCGGCGCAATCCGGAATGAGTTCGTCGCGCTTAGCGTCGCACCGCTCACCGTTGAATTAAGACTGAGATACATGCCGGTATCAGCCGTGACTCGGATGTATTTCGTCCCAGCCTGCGGGAAGGGTCCAGTTGATACTCCACCAGTGCTCGTTACCGATGACAGCGAGTAGGAAGCGATCGCGGCCTTACCTTGCTGCCGCGGGTTGGCGTCGCTGGCGTGCTCGCTGACATAGATCGTCATCGGTCACTCCGCGTGATGCTCGCTGTTGCCCTTCGTCCTGGGCACCAGGAGCCCGCTAGGAAGCGTTTCAGCGTCCATGCTGCCAGGACCAAGGTCGTCGGGAACGCACACGGGCGCGGCCCGCACGGGCGCTGCGGTCGTGCCCTTTACCTCTGCGGCGGTCGTCTCGGCCGGGGCCGCGTCCAGCTCGGCGTCGTGCTCGCCGTCGACGAACGTGCGGCGGATGTACTGCGTCGTCTCCAGCGCGCCCTCGTAGTACTTCTCCAATTTAGTATGATGCTCGATGACCTGGCGCGCGTTGGCGAGCTGCGCCTTGATCTCGAACTCCTTCACCAGGAGCTTGCGGCCCATCCGGGTCGCCTCGGCGTAGCCGTACAAAGGCGGCGGGCTGGCGAGGCAGGACTCCAGCGGCACCTCCACCTTGATGCCGCGCTGGTGGGCCATCCACATCATGTTGAGGCAGCCGGACTTCTGCGCGCCGTACGCCTCCTCCGTCGCCGCCATGTCGACGCCGTAGATGCCGATCTCGGTGGCCTTGAGGTGCATGGCGTAGGCGATCATCCACGAGATCGACGACGTGAAGTTGTTGCGCCCGAACGAGCCGAACTCCTTCAGCAGCGCGTCGCGCGGGAACACCTTGGCCTGCGGCAGCAGGTCGTTCGGTTCCTGCATGTACACCGGGAAAGACTGCGTCTTCAGCCAATCGAAGTACGGTCCGCGCCAGTCGTTGTTCTCTGGGCCGTACATGTCGATGACGCCGTGGATCTCGAACCACCGCGTCACCCGCGGGATCACGCCGCCGCGGTTGCCGGGGGAGCACACCCAGATCTCCCACGCGTCGTCATCGAACGGGGCGAGCATCTTGGACGTGGGGACGGTACCTAAGATCGCGACCTTCACTGGCGGTGTCCTTTCACTGGTTAAGTCGCGTTTCCTAGCACGGGTTTACGAGGATGTCGTGTTCTGGAGCCCCTGGAACGTGGCGGCCAAGCTGCTGGGCGGGGTGACTCCGAGGTTCATCCACTGGCTGGTCGAGAGCCCGACGAGGCTGATGCAGAACCCCACGGCGGACGTGGTGCTCGGCCGCCAGTAGGAGTTCACGCCGTCGAACGTCACCACGCCGGTGCTGTTCGTCTTCACGACGAGGGAGCTCGACGACATCGAGGTGACGTAGATCACCTTCTCGATGCCGGGCTCCGGGGCCTGGAGGATGGCGAAGTTGGAGGCGCTGCTGGACTTGAGCACGCTGACGCCGCTGTTCGGCAGCGACGAGTTCGGCGTGACCGACACGTCGACGACGCCGTAGACGTATTCGTTGACGCCACCCTTGCCGATGAAGATGTTGTCGGCCTGGGTCTTGCCCTTGATGCGCTGGACGATGCCGCTGACACCCATTGTCGGGTTCTCCTCAGTTCGCCTTGTCGTCGCCCTTGCCGTTCGCCGGCAGCGGCTTCCCCGCCAGCAGGTAGGCGGACTCCCTGTCGAGCGCCTGCTCGTTGAGCCTGCGTCCCTCGACGACGTTGTAGCGCCCGAACCCGCAGTTCACGACGTGGCGCTCCTGCGGCTCGAATGAGTGCTGGGCCTGCTGGGCCACGGCCTCCAGCGGCCATACGGCCAGGTAGCCCCTGTCGATCAGCGACGACCGGTTCGACGTGCGGATCGACCGCACCTCGTCGCCGGTGAGCACCGTGCCGCGCGGCAGCGTCTTGTCGCCCATCCTGAACGGGCGCTCGACCTTGCCGCCGCCGATGTGACTATGGTGGATGGGAATCACCGTCTGTTCTCCATGGTGCATAAAAGTACTACTGCTTAGACCGTCGTGATGGCCGACCAGAAGAACCCGAGGTCGGCCCCGACCACCTGCATGTCGAAGGCCATCTCGGCCTCGTTGCGGATCGTCCCCAGCCCCAGCCAGTTCATCGGGATCTGCGACACGCGGATGCCCAGCGAGTTCAGTCCGGTGAACGCCTGCCAGCCGAAGGTGTAGCCGCTCGACGGGATCATCAGCCCGGGCTGGCCAGGCACGTAGAGCAGCAGCGCGTTCTTGCCGGCGACGAACGCCATCGACGCGCTCAGGTTCTCCGCCGCGGTGTTGTAGACGGCCTTCGACACCACGATGCGGTCGATCGCGAACGCCTGCGCGAGGAGCTGCGGCGTGATCGTGCCGGCGAAGGCAGGGTTCGTGTACTTGATGCGATCGATCACCAGCGGGTGCTTGCGCAGCGCCTGGTAGACGTTCCACGAGATCAGGAACACGTTCGGCAGGAAGCCTGTGTTCGTCAGGATGGTCGTCTGGCCGAACGCGATGTCGGTGAACGGGTCGGAGTTCGCGTCGTCGTCCCAGAACACGGGGGAGAACGTCCCGGGGGTGCCGAGCGCGGCGGTGGTGCCGGTGGCGTCGCCGCCGCCCAGCGTGTTCCACACGCCCGTGATCATGTACTTGCTCATAAAAAATCTGTCGCGGCGTATCATCAACTTCTGCATCAGTTGGCGGGTCGACACTACATCGATGTCGATCGCCGGGTCCTGGTTGGCGCGGACCTGCGGGCCGACGTCCTGGTGCAACGCCCACACCTTCGCCGAGTAGGTCTGCGTCGTCAGGTTGACGCCGGTGCCCGCCGACTCCGTCGCGTCGGCGCGGACCTGCGCCTC